ACCTCACCGATGATCAGGTCGTTGCCTTGCTCGCCGGTGTGTGTGCGGCCATTTCTGTGAGTAAGCCTATCCAGGATAAGCTTGCGACCTCTATCCCCAAATTCCTTAACGAACAAGGGGGTAGAAGTGTGGTTGGTTTAGCGTCTACTGGCGTCATCGCAGCTATCATTTTTTACATCGCCAAGGATTACGTTGTGAAGGCTTAAGCAGTACCTGCTTGCCATCCCATATTACTATAAATCGAATTATCGACACCAGTGTAGTACGTTATTAACGCACCGGCAGCGAATGTCAGTACTAATAAGGTACCTAACTGAAGCTTTTTCATGTTATCAACGGAGGGGTCCTTAATAGCCTCTTCAGTGGGTTTCCAGACCCGGTTAATGAAGTACGTGAGAATGAATCCAATCACCGTAGACGTAAAGAAGAAGCCTTGATCGATGTGGAGTTGGGGAAGACGCTGCGAGTTCATTATCATCCTAATGGCGTTTGGTATGACGATGGTCAAGAAGGCAAGGTTGACGTAATAGTTTGGAGAATAGAGAGGAACTTGTGTAATGGCGAACACGATGGCCCAGTATACAATCGCTGTGAGTACGACGTTAATCGGCGTTTTCATTTATAACATGAACGGAGATTATTTATCCTGGATATGCTGACCACAAAACCGAGTCTTGTCAGTAATCTTCTGATAAATTCCCAACTCTGTACACATTTCCATGAGTTCGACGTAATTAGACCAGAACTGATCCGAGTGAGAATATTCATCAACAGTGGAGTGTGCGAGTTCGTGAATGAGTACATGAAAAATTTCATTCGCACCGCCATCTAAACACATCGTAATCTCCGATCCTTTATTAACATTGAAACCCACTGTATCTTTCATCGTCATACGACCCGTGATGGGTATAGGCCTGACGAGAACCTGAAATTTCTGGTTATTGGTCTCGTGTAAATGGTCTCTGAGCACTCTATACTTTTCCTTCACCTCTACGAATTCCCTGGGTTCTACCGTCGTGTGTAAGATATACGCGTTCACTAACAACAAAATAATAAACAATATCATCTGTTATATACAAAGATAAATTTGCTATACAATTCTGAGATTGGGTTTCCTTTGAGACCCTCCCATAATTGTAATCTAAACCCCAAATCCTCTAGGTGGGTCACGAGAAGGTCTTTGTACGCCACGGGCTCCGACCTCGGTCCATCAGCATAAAAAGGTGTATCCACGAGATTCACAAATAACTTTTCACCAAATCCACCATTCCCATGTTCTTTGAGTTTAAAAAAGTTACCAGTGTCATCACAATATGGTGTTTTGAAGATGATTTTTTCGGAATCTGGGATAATACCCATAAGATATCCTCCAGGTTTAATTCTCTTCTTAATCTCATGAATGGAACTAAAAAAGAGATCCCTCGACGCAAATATATAGTGTAATGAAAAATTAAAACACACGATATCAAATCTTCTGTTGGGGCAGGCGTGAATATCACCTTCATAGAAATTTACCCGCAGATGCATCGTTTTAGCGCGTGACCGAGCTTCCACCAAAGCCTCGGGTTCCGGGTCACACATGTTTATATTTGCTCCACACTTGTGCCATTTTTGAAGATCTCCACCGAAACCGCACCCCACATCGAGAATATGTTGACCCTCTTTCGTCACGGATTGAATGAGGACTCTTTTCGCATCATTATGATTCTTCCGAATCTCTTCCATATTTCTTACACTCTTCACCCTTTTAAATCACTTAGGTTTATTAGCTTAAAGTTTTGATCCACTCAATAGATATAATGTCTCTCGAAACTGACTACACCACCGTTCCCGGGCAGGTCTTTGCGTGCATCTCTATCATAGGACCCGAATGTCCTCAGAAGAATGATAAATTTGGTATCAAGCTCCGCGGTGCTTTCGCCACTCGTGATGAGGCTGCGAACCATGCCAAGCGTCTTCAAAAGGAGGATCCCACATTTGATATCTATGTCGTGGAACAATACAAATGGCTTCTTATCCCCCCCGATCCCGCCAAGATTGATGACGTTCATTACACGAACGAGAAGCTCGAAGAGATTATGTCTGGATACAAGGAAAACCAGGCACAGGCTACTCGCATGTTTCACGAACGTAAACAGGCCATGATGGACAGCAAGGTCTCGTACACACCCGGTGATGAGAACTCTAAATTTTACACTCGACCTGACGAGCCTCCAATTTCTCACCCCGCAGAGGTTCTCGAACGTCTTAAGAAGGAGAAGCCTGATACTCCCATGGATGATCTGGTCAAGGAGGCTGACGCCATCGTCGCCGCTGAAGTCGAGGAGCGACGCAAGAAGCGCGAGGCCGAGGCTGAACTTGGGGAGATCAAGGAGGAGGAAGAATAATATTGATATATACTAAAACATAATGTTCACTATACTAATCACGACCATTCTGGTCAGTGCTTTTTTTATTTTGTTTTTTGAACCGAATTGGAATTCAAAAAACAAAAAAGTTGTTAAAAAAGTGAAAAAAGAAAAGGTTTCAACCACAGACGGGTTCATTGAAGATACGAGCGACGCCTTTCTCATACCCATGTATCCTACACAACTCATAAAGAAGGATAGATTTGGTAAAAACATACCAATTTATGGTGACACGGGTACATTCGTGGCGTATTCAACTATACCGGAGGATAACTGGTTGCATGGTTTTCCCCATGAAAAAACCGAGTAAAAACACGGCGAATGCGATAATCCAGGTGGATTTATCGACACTTTTAAATATATCCATTCCTTCAGTACTTCGCACAGGTGGCGGTGGTGGAGGTGGGGCGTACGTCATTTCCGACGGATGAAAATAATATTGTTCTTCTTGTATTTTATTATCTTCATTCTTCTCCTGTTCCTCCATACTGGGGTTATATTCAATGGGATTTCCGATATCTGTTTCCATTTTCTATTATAGAAATTGTTTTTTTTAAGCGTGTTCTTCCTCACTTTCACTTTCATCATCTACGACAAAACCCTTCAGATTACCATTTTCATCGACATCTTCATCTTCATCGGCGTCTTCGTCTTCACTATCGTCTTCACATTCATCTTCCGTGTCAATATCTGTATCTAATAGAACATCCGAGTCGTAATCGTCTGCGTCGTAATCATCCTCGAGAACCGACTCGTCGGGCTGATAGAGATCTGGTTTCTTTATATGTCTTCCGGAGCGGGTAGTGGCAACCATATTGTATATAGAGTGTATTATTGTTTAAGCACTTTTAACACATCAGGAGTTAATGCGTACGATCTAGACTTGTTTCTTTTACATACTGGACATTTTTGAGTTATCTGATTCTTTTTGATAATATACGTCATGTTCACGTCATCGTGTTTACTATTAGTGGTTTCACAGAAATTTGATGTCGTGAGTACCGTGAAGGTTGTCTTGTCTCTCTTTACATTCACGACCGCGGTATTCTCCTGACCCTTTACCCAATTCTGTATGTACGCCTGAACCTTCTCTTTAGCGACACTGTGGTCCAATGAGGGCTTATCAACAAATTTCTTAATTTCTGGACAATCCTTTATGCGATCCTTCCTGGGGTACAACTTGTCTGTAATATTTCGTGTCAATAAGTGTCTACGCCCACAAAAATCTTTACAGAAACCATCTCGGCGACCCCAGAGTGTCTCACATCTACAAAAACATTTTTGAATAATCTCGTTTCCACTGATGATAAACCAGACGTGATTGGATCCATGCTCTCGCTTAAGGTTTTCACAATATTTTGAGTTTGTCGAGACCAAGAAAGTTTGTTTATGTTTGAAGAGTTTGGTGATGTAAGAGTTCTGCTGACCTTCCAAATGTTTCCGAACATACGCTTGTATGAGGAGTTTCGTCTCCTCATCGTGAAGTTCATCTTTCGTTTGCTCATTTGTGAATGTACCTTCTTTCATCACAACTGATGGATGTTCTACGTGTACCGTCTGGGGTTCGTCTGTACGTACGACAGCCATCTTTAGAATCTCGACGGTGGGTTCCTGACTAATCTTTACAATCGTACTCAACGGTCCGTGACGATACACGAAGACGGGAAGATATGCGAGTTGATCCACCTTCCCCTTTTCACATTCTTCACAACCTTGTCCACCGCATGCGTTATGTTTTGCTCTCTTGTATGACCACGGCATTCTGAAACCACTTCCCTTTGTTTTGCGACTAGCACTTCCATACACAGCCAGATCGATAATTTCATTCCAATCTGTAGCACTATCCAGTGCTGAAAGAGCTAGAAGAATGTGGTCTCGAAGTGCTAAAGCTGACGCCTGATCAACCACGAATCCTGGCCAGTTCAGATGAACCCCAGTTTTTATGAGATCTCCACATGGTTTAGGTGGCGCGAGGGAGATGACACAATCCTTGCCACCGTGACGTTTCACTTTGTCACAAATAACCTTACAGATATCTTTGATTTCATCGAGATCTAGGGCTTCCCCAGACTTGTAATCGATATCGACGAAAAAATTGTACGTGTCCGTCTTCTGTTCAACTACATAGAGACGCTCACCGCGCTTCACCGCTTCGACGTACTTCTCATGGAAATCATTCAATTTATCAAATGGCACGGAAAGGACACCACCGTCCATGAGCACATGTGATAGATTGTCGGCATTATTAAATTTTTGAGATGCGCACCAACTCTTAAACATATTTTATTATTGTTCCTCCTCTCTAAACCATGTCATACACGATACATCTCTGAACTCCTTACTCTTCATGAGTTCATTCTTAAGCTCTAAAAGTTTACACACGGACATATTGTCATTATCTGTGACCCATTGATCAATCTCTTCTTCACAGAGTCCCCTGTTCTTTTCGAGTAATTGTCTAATTTCAGAGATGATATAAACCTTGGACTTCATTATTTAATAGAAAATGTTTTTCTATTGAGAGAACTTATACACGT